GACGATGAGTCAGTGCCAGAAGAAAATCGCTGGTTTGTAGCACCACCAATCTTCTACGAGAAGGTGTTCCAAGCTGGGAATAAAATTGCTGAAGTACAGGTTACTGGCGACGGTACCTCACCACTTCGCAACGGTCTTGCAACTGTCGGCACACTTGCTGGCTTCCGTTGCTACAAGTCAACTGCGCTTAACAGCACAGGTGGCACAGACCAAGTTACTTTGACAGACGCATCTGCAACCCTCGCAACTGATGGTTCAGAGAACGTTGTTCTCGCAGGTCACATGTCATCCACCTCTACTGCTTCGCACATTGCGAAAACAGAAGTGGTTCGTTCAACTGAATCGTTCTCCGACGTTATTCGTGGACTACATGTTTTTGGGCAAAAAGTACTTCGCCAAGAAGCAATCGTTCGCGGCGTTGTAGACTTCGCATAAGGGGGGCTAGATAAATGGCTACTTTTGACCATACCATCACTGGTGGTGGAACTGTAGGACATCCCGCTCATGCGATTCGTCCTTACATTGTGCAGTCAAAAATCTTTGACGCTGCCGATGACAACCTCACAGCTAACGATGTCATCAAAGTGATTGACCTACCGGACAACTCGATTGTTCTTGGTGGTTGCCTTGATGTCCTTGAAGCTGGCGGTTCTAGTGTGACTTTTGACGTTGGTATCAGCACCGACATTGATGCCTTCTGTGATGGTGTTGATGGTAACGCTGATGCTATCTACAACTTTCACCCTACAGCAGCAGGTATCAACACAGTAATTGCTACAGACGCTATTCAAGTTAAAATCTTGGGTGCAGACTCTGCTGTAGTTCGTTTCCGTGTTATTGCCTTGATTGCTGACATTGGTGACCCAACTGCAATGGTCCAGACTGCTGCAGTCCAGACTGGCGTATAATACTAATCAAGGGGGCAGGGCAACTTGCCCTCTTGACTCTTTATTTATTTCGTGATAAAAGCAATAACCTTTGCCGGGGGTAAATACACAATGGCTAGAACAGCACCTAAGAAACCTAGTAAAAAATCAAAAAGTCCAAAGCCAAAGAACGCAGCACTATATGCAAGAGTTAAGGCAGAGGCTAAACGTAAATTTGATGTGTACCCAAGCGCATATGCAAATGCTTGGCTAGTTAGAACCTATAAGAAGCGTGGCGGGACGTATGCCTGATGGCGAAACCACAGGGCGGCTTAACGAAATGGTTCAAGGAAGATTGGCGGGACGTAAAGACCGGCAAGAAGTGTGGTCGCTCCGGTAAGGATAAAAAGAAACGCCCCTACCCAGCCTGTAGACCTGCCAAAGTCGCCAAGCGTATAACTAAAAAAGAAGCAGCTAAAAAAACAGGGTCACGTAGAGTAAACTGGTCTGTTACAGCTTCTGGTAAAAAACGAACTCCTGCAAAAAGAAAGAAAGCCTAATGAAAAAATCAGTACCCGCCCCAAAAGGGTTTCATTGGATGAGAGCAGGTAAAGGCTACAAACTTATGAAGGGTGACTACAAACCTCATAAGGGAGCAGTTAAAAATGCTTCATTTGAAGTACAGAAAGTTCATAAGTAATGCCTCGTAAACCTGACAACATGCCAGCCCGTAACAAGAAGAACTTTCGTTCTACCAAGTCTGGTGCGGGTATGACTAAGGCAGGAGTAGCTTCGTATCGTCGCAAGAACCCCGGCAGCAAGTTAAAGACTGCTGTTACTGGGAAGGTCAAGCCGGGAAGCACTGCAGCTAAACGCCGCAAGTCTTACTGTGCAAGGTCAGCCGGACAGATGAAGAAGTTTCCTAAAGCAGCCAAAGACCCTAACAGTCGCTTACGTCAAGCGCGGAAGAGGTGGAAGTGTTAAACTTACTAATCGGACCAATTGCAGAAATTGCTGGCACATGGATGTCAGGCAAAGTAGAACAGACAAAAGCTAACGCACAAACTAAGGTAGCTAAAGCACAAGCCGAAGCTGTCGTCATGCAAAAGAAAGCCACTGGTGAGATTGACTGGGACTTGGAGATGGCGAAGGGTAGCCAGTCATCTTGGAAGGACGAATGGCTTACAGTTTTATTTAGTATACCTCTAGTTATGGCCTTTGTGCCGGGAATGGAAGAAATAGTTGCAAACGGATTTCAACAATTGGAGCAAATGCCTGAATGGTACCAGTACAGCTTGGGCGTTATTGTTGCTGCAAGCTTTGGAGTCAGGTCGGCGACAAAGTTCTTCGGTAAGAAGTGATGACTGTAGAAGCTTTTCTAAAATGGAAGATACTTCCTAGATTTATGATGTTAGCCAGCACAGTAATGTCTTGGCGGTGTGCGGAATGGTTCATGGATTTGTCTAACCCCACAGCCGCACAGTCAGCTTTTGTCAGTGTTGTAATGGGCGTTATGACGGGCGTTTTTGGAATTTGGATGGGTCACGAACACAAGGGGGATACCATAGTTGAAAAGCGTTCCCCTAGAAAAAATTAAAAGTCCCTGCAAAGGAATTTGTGTACTGGATAAGGAAAAAGTTAAGTGTATCGGATGTGGACGAACCATTGACGAGATAATTAGCTGGGGTAAAGCCAAATGAAATACAGAACAGAACATTTCCTAGATAAGTTAATTCACCATGAGGGTATGGTGCTAACTGTGTACGAAGATAGTCTGGGCATCGAAACTATAGGAATAGGTAGGAACCTCAAGGACAGAGGCATTACCAAAGAAGAACTAGAGTACATGGACATCCCTAACATGGATATAGTCTACGAACACGGTATTACCGAAGCCGACGCTCGTTACCTTGCCATGAACGACATTCGCATAGTCGAAAACGAATTGTGTAGAGTTCATCCTTGTGTTGAAGACTTAGATAGTGTAAGACAGTTGATACTGATGGACATGGCCTATAATATGGGAGTCCCCAGATTGTGCAAGTTTAAGAATATGTGGGGTGCAATCTATGATGGTAACTACGAAATAGCATCTATCGAAATGTTGGATTCCAGATGGGCGAAGCAAGTGGGTTCGAGGGCCGTTAAACTTTCGGACGCGATGAGAGCAGGGGAGTTTTAGGGTGGCAAAACCAAAGATGACTATTAGAAAAGTTAATGGTAGAGACGCTGTATTTATAGGGGGTGCTTTTCAAAACTATGTAGTACCTAAAAAGAACTTAAATATGAGAGGACGTAAAGCGGCAGACAGCGCAGAAAAAAGCTATCTAGAACAGGGTATAGAAATTGTAAAAGGATTGTTTGATTAATGCCACCTCGTAATCATAAAGACTGGACTAAGACTCCCAAAGTAGAACACATTAGTTCGTTGATTTATTCTAGTCACGATATCTATAAACAGGAGCAGGAAAATATCTTCTCCAAGGTTTGGGTTCCCTGCTTTCACAAGAGCGAGTTACCGAACGAATTAGATTTTCGAACAGGACAGATAGCAGGGCAGAACATCCTTGCCTACAATACAGGCACAGAAATCAGAGCCTATCGTAACTACGACATAATGCAGCCGTCAGGTACGTTTGCTGCTCAAGTAGTTACTTCTGAACCACGATTACACTGTGAAGTAAAACATGGCGGCATGGTATGGGTTACCCTAGACCCTAATCCAACGCAGAGTGTAGATGAGTGGACAGGTGGCGCATTCGACTGTATTGCGGATGCCATCGACACTGAAGAGATGGAAGTCTTTCACTACCACAAGGCAGTAATAGATACAAACTACAAACTGTGGCACGATACCAACAGCGAGTTCTACCACGATTTCATGCACTACTTTAATCGTGTCTCAGGGTTTAACGATGAGTATTTCGCTAGAAAGAATATCCCTTTTGATAATGGTCATGTTAACGTCAGCAGCTTTACTGTTAACTATGAAGAGTATGACGGATTTGAAGATAGGGGGGAGTTATCTTTTCCCAATCTGCCGCCCAACCAGTGGTACATGGTTGACTTATTCCCCGGCTATAACTTTAACCTACGTGGCAGTGCCTACCGTAGTGACAGCGTAACACCCCTAGGGCCAAACAAGGTTCTTATTGAGTTTCGCGGGTATGGTCTTAAAAAGGATACCCCAGAGGAACGGCAGACTCGCATCAAGCATCACAACTCTATCTGGGGTCCATTCGGGCGTAACCTACACGAAGACCTCATAGGCGTAGCAGGTCAGGGTACAACAATGCGTGAGGGAACGGAACCCCGCAATATCCTGCACGGACGACACGAGAACAGCACCATCCACGACGAAGTTGGTATGCGTCACTACTATGCAGATTTC